ACCGCCGCCACCGCCATCGCCGCCATAAGCAATTAATGGCTTTATTGGGTTTAAACCTATTAAATCAAGCAGCTTCATGCCAAGTACCTCTGTTTGGGAAAACCCCGTTTCGATTACCGCGATGCGCGAACACTTCAGTTACATTTGGATACTGCGTCCAAAACTGCTTTCGCATTTCTTTACACATCCACAACACATCCCTGCGACCAAAAGGAGCAATCATATCAACGAATACCATTTTCTCGCCGTCATTTCGAGAAAAGATTTTAGGGCCAGAATAGTCCTTAGTATCAAACTCTTTTTCGGTCATAAACGCCCAAGTAATTAAGCCAATGCACTCGCCATCACGATAAAACAAACGAATCTGTTCGTTATCAATTGCGGGTAACAGTCTCCACGCAACGGTTTCGCAGGGAAAATCCTTGTAAGGGGCAGACGTTGTCCACAGCTTTAAGGCGTCCCGAAGCATTTAAAAATCCATTCTGTAATTAACTCTGTATGTCGGATCGCCTTTGTTTGTGTCAGATATTTCAAATCTGCCGCCATTGCCAAAATTCATTCCTACATTTCCAGAATACACTGGCTCCATGCCTGTGGACTTTTCTCTCCGTATTCCAACATCAAACGCGCCGTATTTTGCTGCCATGCCTAGCCTTGTAAACGTGCCAACATTGGAATTTCTAAAGCTAGGCCCGTTTGGGAACGACACGTCCTGCCTCTGCCGTGTCCTGCTACCCATGACGTTGCCGCTTAAATCTACTGGACCTAATGTGGTCGATCCATCCAGACCAAGACGCACAGTTCTGGCCTTGTTTCTAACGTCAGCCATGCCGTCTCTGTATTTTGTTTCTTCGGTAGTGTAGCCCATTGAGGGCGTGACACTGCCCATTCTGCCATCAAATGTTTTGTATAAATCCAATTCGGAGCGCGATTGATTTGGTGTGCCTTCAAAACGAAAACCGCCAGAAATAGGCAAGTCAAAATCAAATTTATCTTTTAAATTTAAATTTGCAAACGCGCCTTTTCTCTCGTCCATCACGCCATTCCCTGTCTTTGAGGTGGCCCCTGCATGGGGGGCTGCTGCATTGGTGGCTGCATGGCCTCCGCTATATTACTAAGTGCGCCCATATCGCCTGCGCCCATACGCCGCCTAATTTCAGCAACTTTGTCTAAAAAGTATTTATTCATGTCCATCGGTGGCTGCTGACCCCCACCTTGGGAGGGAGGCAGGGGCCGCGCACCCTGCGCTTGCTCTGTCGGCAAACCGCCGAAGGCCGCAGGATTAATAGGGGGCAAATTATATCGTGGGGGGTACATTCTTCATTGCCTCCATTTGTAACTTCGCTGCGTTCTTCTCCCGCTCAAGCTGCAATTCTGCCTCCAGCTTTGTAACCTTTGCCTGCAAGTCGGCTTGGGCCTTTGCCATTTCGATCTGCATATCTTGCTTGGCCTCTGCCTGCTTGATCTGAATATTTGATTGAGCCTTGGCCTGATCGGCAGCAATTTGCGCCTGCGTTCTGGCCGTGAGGGCTTCGGTCTCCAGCTTTGCCAATTGCTGCGCGTATTCCAGTGGATTGCCCTGACCTTGCCCCTGCTGACCAACGCCCCTAATGGCTTCGATCTGTTTCATCTGGGGTGCCTCCTGCACAACTTGAGCGGCCCGTTGGCTAATTAGGCGATCCATTTCTGGGTCAACGTCATTAAACTTGAACTTAGGGTCTCTAAAGTCTGGCAGTGGCGGCAGTTCCATTGCAACGCTGGCCTGCATTCTCAGGCGGTACAGCAGCGCGATATGCTCTGCGATGTGGGCAATTAAGATCGGCTGCATTGATGCAGCACCGGGATTTCCCGCCAAAGACGGGTCTTGCATAAACTGCATGTGAACCGCGATGTGAGCCTCATGATCTTGCTCTAGAAATGCGCGTATTGGCTTGCCGTACATCACCGACATGTTTTCATCAATTGGGTCCATTTGCGGAGCATCTTCGGGCTTCTTTAGGATTTCATCGATGTTAGGTATGCGGATCGCCTCGTACATCCGCTTGTACGCCTCGTAAAGATCGTGAAGCTGTGGCGCTGACTGAGCCATTTGCAGCACGGCCTGCGCCTGCGAGATGCGCTGGGCAGTACTGAAGATGTTGGGATCGGACACAGGAACGATGTCAATCTTTTCATCGAAGTCAGCAGCGTAGATTACTTCAGCCGCGCCAGCGATGGCGAAGGTAAATTCTTCTGGCAGGTTTTCCGCATTAAGAGCGGCCAGCATTTTAAACTCTTGGCCCTGCGAGTAGTGCAGCCGCTTGTGAATTGCGCTAAAGGCTTTGGAGCCTTGTTCGATCAGGGCCACGGTGCTGCCCACTGGGGCGTTGGGATTTACGTCACCGACATTAAGATCGGCTGTAGACGCAAAGCGTTGGCCTGCATCCACCATAAAGCCCAGCAGATTAAACAGCGATCCTGACGGCTCTTTGAAAGGCAGCGGCATAATGGCCTTATTGACATCATCGACGGTGCTGTCGAGATCGACAAATTCACCGGGGCTGATCTGCATATCACCGCCCTGCACACGGCCACGCAGCTTAAAACCACCTTGCATATTTGCAAATGCAGCACTGTCGAGCAGAGCGCGAAGTGATCCTGTCGCCGCTTTGCCCAGCCCACCGATCATGTGATACAAGCCAAAGCCGTAGAACCCAAGTCCGGGCAGAAACTTGTACGACACAAACCAGTCGCGGCGTTTCTTTAGTTCATCGTCTTCGCGCCAATTGCGTCTGACGCTGACAACTTTCTGGTTGTTATAGTCGATGGTGATGACGTAGGGGAAGGCGACAGCGTTGTCGTTGTCATCGTCCTCGTCCATTTCTTCGCCGTCGATGCCATCAAACAGATCATAGACGTGCATTTCAAGCAGCGTCATTACGTCATCTTGGCTGTCATCGCCGTATTCATCGACGCCCTCGATTTCGCCAATCACATCGTCTGATGATTGAACGTCATCACTTCCAGCATATTCTGTCTGGAGGTAGTAGCCGTTTTGAACGTACCGATTGTATTCGTTCTTTGGCATACGAATGATGTGGGTATAGCGGGGGGATGTGTACAGGTCTTTGGTTTCTGGGGCCACGCAGAAGTCTTCTGCCTTTACAAAATCTGAACACTGTCGATCAAGGTTTACGTTCCACCAAACCTTTTTGAACGTCTGTCCGACCAGCGGCAGGTGAAACAACATTTGATCTAGTTCTGGAAAGTACGATTCCATTTCTTGGGTAATTTGGTAGTTCATAAATTCACGAACTCGACGGCCTTGATCTTCGATCTTTTCGTCTGGATCGCCAATGATGACGGTCTTAACTGGCCCCCCTGACGGGTAAAGCTCTGCAATGGCCTTGGCATTGAATTGGGTTGCCGCTTCAGCAATTAGGGGGTGAACAACGATGGACAGGCCACGGGTGGCGCGTTCGTCTTCGCCCTCGTCTAAGCCACCGTCTGGGTCCAAGGTACGCAACCCGGCCTTGTAGCGTGACTTCCATTCTGATCGTGCGGCCTCGTCGTTTTCGTAAAATCCAATTAGCTCTTGGCCCTTTCGGGCAAGCTCACGGGCGTCAATTTCTTCTGCGAGGTTTGCGTCGAACTGGGCGTCTCCGATTTCTTCCTGCATGTCTAGCTCTGGATCACCGATTAGCACATCACCGTCTGGGAGGGTCTCGACCATCAGGTCATCTGCGGGTGCGCCTTCAGCAAACGGGATTACATTTGGGTCAGCCATATAGAGTTATCCTTTGCGTCTCTGGAACGTAGTCTTCATCTGGGTCTTCTGTGTGACCAAGATACCATCCCTTGCGTAATCTTAGCCAAGCCTGTGTCATTGTATCGACCACGTCATCGTTTGGGTGCGTGGGGAAGGCTGCGGCTATGCTTATTAAATCTTTAGCCCACTTTCTATTTGAAGGGTAGTAAATTCTTCCGTCCTCCAATAGTGCGCTTGCTGCGTGAGCGCGAGCTTCCTTATCACGGTCAGGTGAGTATGCCAATACTGGCACCCCTGCCATGCGAAGGTCAGCAAGAAGGCTGGCTCCACTGGCCTTCTTCTCTATCAAAACTGCATCTGGTTGCCAATCGTCGTAGGCTTCCTGCGCCAGCTTGCGTAGCTCTGGATAATTAACCTTGTCCCACCAAGCCTCCAGCACGATTAGGCAGTCACAGCCATTTTTCTTAAAAACTCCCCAAGTTGTACGGGCAGAATAGCTGGAGCTTTCTTTTGTTTCAAAGGCTGTGTCCCAAGATTGAATGACGTAGCTTACTTCTGGCATGTCTTCTTTTTCCCAAGGCACCCACCAGCTTGCCTTTAGGATACCGCCACCTTTGGGGCTTGGTCGCTGCTGTAGCTGCCCTGCGGCTGCGTAGGTGCCAAGGCTCCGCTCTAGGGTGGTCAGGGTCTTCTCGTCCATCCTATCGGGCCACAGAAGCTCCCCCTCTTCTGTGCGGGGGTCTGTGAAGCCAAGAGTTGATCTGTTGGGCGTTGGGTGGCCGATCTCATATCTGGCAGGCAGGCACAGGTGATCCCATTCATTGCCTAGCTCATTGGCGAGTATATGGCCTGTGAGGTCTTGTTCGTGTAGCCTTTGCATGATGATGACAAACGCGCCCGTCTGTGGGTCGTTAAGGCGCGTCTGCATGGCCTGATCCCACCAGTCCAGCACACCCTCCCTGACGGCGCTGCTGTCGGCCTCCACGCTGTTGTGTGGATCATCGATACAGATGATGTCACCACCATCACCAGTTAGCGCACCACCAACACTGGTCGCAATTCTGAAGCCCGTCAAATCGTTCTCAAAACGCTGCTTCTGGTTTTGATCGTCAGTCAATTTAAACTTGTCACCGAAGTGCGCCTTGTACCACTGGCTATCGATCAGCCTGCGGCACTTGGTGCTATCCCTGATCGACAGGGAGGCAGCGTAGGACGCATAGAGAAACTTCTTGGATGGTTGTGTGGCCCACGTCCACGCAGGCAGCGCCACGGCCACGCTGATTGACTTCATGTGTCGTGGCGGCACGTTGATGATCAGGCGCTTGATGTCGCCTTCGGCCACGGCTTGGAGGTGATCACTGATGGCATCGATGTGCCAGTTGTTTTTGAAATCGACGCCCGGTTCAATCGTCGGCCATGCTGCTTTTGTAAACTCCCTCAATGATCTGCGGTAACGCTCCGCTTGAACTTGCTCCAGTGTCAGCTTGCTTAAAAGCTGCTGCAATTGCGCTGAGTTGGTCATCGCTCATCCTTGTTAAATCTATGACATTTGTATGCTCGACAGTGGTTGAGACCTCATGCTTATTCGACCAGTTTTCTTTGTCTCTGTTGTTTAGGTAGTAAATGATGGCGACATTATCCCGCTCGACGGTAGCATTTTCAAACAGGGCGTTGGTGACTTTTGACAAGGCAATTGCCTTTCCCTTTTTTATAGTCTCCATAAACTCTAAATTTTCGGCCTGCCTATTGTAGAAGGTGGCGGGTGAAATTCCCAAGCAAGATGCGATTTGTTCGACAGTTAATCCCTGCCCCGCAAGGGTTTTAACCTCTGACATCACCTCTTCTGTGATTTCAAACTTCGGCCTGCCGACAGATTTTTTCTTGGTTGTTTTCTTTGCCATGATGCGGCCCTCCTTTAATTTTCATATAATGCAAAATTAAATTAAAAAAAAGGGTTGTCGTTCTTGTGATAAAAAAACCCCGACGAATCGGGGTTGATTGATTAAAGGGAGAGCATTGCGATGGCGACAATTGCGACAAGGGTTGCAAAGGCAATGCCTGCGATAATCTCTTTCACCCAGCCGTCTGGCTTTGTGTTGTGTACGCTAACGTGGCCTCTCAGATTAATGGCGATATATTGCCCTGACGCTGCTGCTTCTTCCCCTGCCTGCGTGTGAACCCACAGGTGTGGGCTTCCTGCACGTTTGGAGCATTCTGGCTTTAGCCACTCTGGCATATCTTGGCTCCACTCGTAGCCTCTAAACTGCCAAGATTTAACGATCATAATTTATCCTCTTCATATGGTTCGTATTCGCTGCCGAATATCTCGTTTAACATTGGCTCCAGCATTTCTGCCATTATTTTCCTGCG